GCCTCATCATCCAATAGTCCATAAGGACAACCCTTCAGAGTGAAGAGAATGTGTCTCATCAACCAAAACTAGAATCAGGTTCCAAAGCGATGTAATAAGTTACATCAATATTTTGATTGGTAAACCTAGACAAAAGTTTTTGAGAAACAACTACATCATAATTACCAGGAACGATCTTCAGATTCTCTTCTTTAAAATTGAAAACAAACTCTGCATCAGTTTCTCCCACAACAATAGAGAAGTCATTGGAAGTATCGTTCTTCTTGTCACGGGCGACCAGTTTGATGACACCGGCTTCACCAATCACAGAAATGTCGGGAAGTTGATAAACAGATGCTGCCTTCTTGAGTTTTTCAAGTTGTTGACTGGTCAGAACAAATTCAACATCTTCAGAAGGAAGAGTGATTTCTTTTTCAGGAGGTGCAACAATCACAGAGGGATCTGCAAAGAAATACTTAGAACGAGAACGACCTTCTTTGATCACAACATATTGATCATTATCAAAGTCAAGATCGGGACTTTGATGAAGAGACAGACCATTGAGGAACTGGTTCAGATCGTAGATACCAAAGTCTTTGGGAAACTCTTCAGCAACATTGGCTTCAACCAAGATGTTTTTCATGACCGAGATGGAACGTAATTTCTGTCCCTCCTTGAACAGGATAGACTGGTTGATCGAAGAGAAGTTCTTCAGGAGAGATACAGTAGATTCAGAAAGTTTCATAATTACCTTTTGGTTGCTTGTTGATGCCAGAGAAATGATACAGGAGGATACAATAGTGGATTGCTTTGAGGATGTCAAGTTTAGACTTGCCTTCCTTCTTACCAAACCGTGAGAGATACTTGATAGCGTTGGATCGACAGAATGCTTCTGAGTCACCAATACTATCGATCAGATCAAGTGTCTGAGTCTTGTTGTCGTTAGCATAATGTGCTTTGTACGTACCACCAAGATAGTCACGGATTTCTTTGAGGATTACATCCTCATCATATTTCCAGAAACCATTATCATTATTCAAATTCAAATCCATGGTAAATGTGTTCTCATATTGTTCTTTTTTGAGTTTGTCTGTCCATCCATCATTGTAGGCAGAGGGGGTGTACTCAAACCCCCCATTTGCACTGACCCAATCTAAGTCATTCATCAAATCATATAATAAGGACCATGAATTCATTCTATCAACTTTCCATAGTGTTGTCAACATTAACGACATCAATACTGTCAGTATTCATGGCGAAGTCTGCGTCCACTTTGTCATATAGTTCCAGAAATGCTGCTTTGGTTTCATCATCGAATCGATTGATACAGACTTGAATGGCTTTGGCTTTGTCACCAAAGATAGAGTATGCACGGACGATATGAACCAGACGACGGGTAGAGATAATCTCATCAATACCACCATCGTAGAAGGTCTTACGAATGATGTCAGCCCAGTCTACCAGGTGCTTACAGAAGTCTTTGTCATCACAACCAGACTCAAGAATTTTCTGTTCTGTAGCAGGAGTCGGGTAAGACTGTTCAAAGGTCACACAGAAACGCTCAAGGAATGCTTCGTTGAGAACATTGGTACCAATGAACCGACCATCTTCAGAACCTTTACCCTTAGTGTTGGCAGTGGCAATGACTTGGAAACCTTCGGCAGGTTTGACAAACTTACCAATCTTCTTAAGGAAGACACCCTTACCTTCGAGAATAGATTGGAGACACAGGATCTTGTTAGATGCCAGGTCAACTTCATCTAGAAGTAGTACAGCTCCCCTTTCCAGAGCCTCGATGACGGGTCCGTTATGCCAAACAGTTTCACCATTAACAAGACGAAAGCCACCAATAAGATCATCCTCATCAGTCTCGATCGTAATGTTGACACGGATCAGTTCCCTCTTGAGTTGGGCACAAGCCTGTTCAACCAAGAACGTTTTACCGTTTCCAGAGAGACCCGTAATGAATGAAGGGTAGAAAAGACGGGACTTAATAATTTTTTTGATATCGCTGAAGTTACCAAAAGTGACGAAGGAATCATCTTTCTGAGGAATCAGGTCTTGTTCGATTGCAGGAAGAGCAGCAGGTGCTTGATAGTTTTGTTCCAGTTTCTCTTGAACCGTCAGGTTCCACTTACCACGACCAACTTTGTAGTCATTGAGTTTCTTAGTGACAGTCTGATAACTTACGTCATTCATGGCACACCATCCACGAATATCACCAGTGGTGACCTCAGGTCCGTAGGTGTCTTGAAGAGAAGCAATGATGGAAGAAGTAGTGAGTGCCATAACGTGGTGTGTGTTCAACATAGCTATAATACGACAAAACCACCCGTCTGACCGAGTGGTTGTGACAGTTGTCCGATTGGCTCAACTGATGATGTCAACAAACTGACTCAATACTTTCCTATTTAGAGACTTGGCATTGAGATTTTTGACAAACGCAGATTTGATTTTTGCCTTGGATGCTCCTTCTTCTACATCAAACTCAGTGTCATTATCGAGAGAAGAAGAAAGAATACCAAAGTAAGAAGTATAACCACTGGTCTTGATTGCAATCGACTTGTCCTTTTTGACCTTCTTATATGACTCTTCAGTCATGGTCCTATCATAACGGCGACAAAACCCTTTGAAATCGGAGTTACTTGACAGACGGAAACCAATCACATTGACACCAGGATTCATTTGTTTCAAGTCCTCAAGAAGAATCTCAGTGAACTTGTAAAACTCTGAGTTAATTTGATAGGTATGTCCAGTTTTACGATTACGGATGAAATCACCCATATAACAACGACCAGAACCCATACGTTCATCATCATAGTAATGATTTGTCTTGTAGTAAGGAAGGGGATTTGCCTCACCATCAGTCAGAATTACAGTGTTAACCTTTTGAACTTTATGTTTCTGTTGGAACTGAGGAATGATTTTGTGTAGACAAACAATAGCCTCATTCAAAGGTGTACCAGAAAGACTATATCCGTGGGGAATCATATAATCTACCCAACGAACAGTAGCATATACAATACGCCACAGTGACTTCATCTGTTTATCAAGTTCTTTCTTGTTCACGTCACTGGTCAAGAAGTGAAGAAGACTGAAATCAGGACTTACAATCATATCAAACTCTTTGACCTCTTGAATAGGACTATCAAGATAGGCTTGAAACTTAGAATCTTTCAGGTAACTGTTAGTAAATGCATAAACATCAAAGGGAATATTGACCTTATTACAGAACATAACCAGATTGAACAACTGTTTGGTAGTTTCAAGCAAACAATCAGCCATGGAACCAGACCAATCCAGAATAAAGATTAGACCGTGGTTTTTACCATCAGGAATGACATTCACCTTCCTGAAGAGATCTTCATTGTATTTGTAGGTATGGAGTTTAGTACAATCGAGAGTACCAGTCTTAGACGTGAATGAACGAGAGTAAGCATCGGCAGACTTCTTACACTCAAACTCCTTCACAAGATAGTTGACTTCTTTCTGTGCAGACTTCTTGTATTTTTCATACTCTTTGTCAGCAATATCAAAGTTTCTTGGTTCCGTCGTCCTCGTCTTTTCACAGTATGCATCGTAATACTCTTTTAGAGTCAACTGATCGATCCAAGATTCATTCAGTTCTTCATGAATAGCTTTGTTAGATACAATAACCTTTTCAACATCAACAGATGGGACCTCAAGATAACTTGAAGATGGCATACCAGGTTTGATATCACCATTAAATTCTTCTTTACCAGACTCAAACATGTCGTCAGTATGAACTTCAAGATCGGGAGAGTTCTTATTCATACGACCCTCTGACATATCTTCAAGTTCACCAAAGTTCTCTTCATTCTCTTCTTCACGACGTTCAGCTTCTTCTTGCATCTCTTCATGAGTCATTTCCTCACCACCTGTATTAGACGGATTAGGAAGAGAAATTGCTTCAGGTTTTTTATTGTCAAAACCACCCTTCACAAACTTGAAGAGTTCTTCGGCAACCAGAACAGCATCGGCAAAGGTTTCAGTATTTGCCATCATGTCAATGAACTTCATCTCTTCATCAGAGATAGGAATCTCAACGAAGTTACCAATCTTGAAGTAAAGATTGGCACGGTCAGCCAAATTGAATGTAGACACATCCTGTTCTTCGAGACCAAAGAAATCGTCTTCTGCGAGTTCTTGATAACCTTTGTAAAAACTTTTCGCCAGACCAGGATACCGACGTTTCATCAGTTTCTCAATACGTGCATCTTCGACAACGTTGACAAACTGTTTAGGAATACGATCTTCCCAGGACCAATCATTAGGGGTGAACAGAGCGTGTCCAACCTCATGACCCACCAACATATCGTATACAGTGTTAGACGCCCTCTTCCACATCGGGAGGGTCAACACACGACGTTCTACATCAAACTGTGCGGTCTCCACGTTACGGTTCTCAACCACCATGTTCTCAGTGGCTAGAAGTTTGGCAAGTTGGGATTTGATTTCGTAATTGATCATGGTGGTCTGTCTCGATGTAGCTACAATACAACAAAACCCACCTGTTTCACGGGTAGGTCGGACAGTTTATATATTGGCACATGCACCAAACCCGACCTTTTAAGGGGTCGGGTCTTCGGTCAGTATTCTCCGTTTAAAAATTAATCTGTTGTTAGGACGTGTCTGCAGAACCTCCTGGCGGAACTATCTATGATACCACATTCTGAAATGCATTGGAAGTATTCGGATACTTGGTCATATTTGTCATTAACGGTAAGTTTTTCATCCCACTTCCAGGATGCAAGTTCATTACGTGAGACAAGATTTTTCATCATAACCTCCAAATCACATATTATATAGAGATGTTTGTGTAACTTCACGAACATTTGTGTGATTGTTACTTTATTAAATTTTTCTTGAGAAACCTTTATGTTTTTCGAACTTGACTACGTTTTCAAACTTATCGTCCATACCAGTTTTGTGACTGATAACGAATATGTTTGCGTCTTTGATAGTGTATCGAATAATTTTAAGGAACTCATCTGTTCCAAAACCGTCTAGTGAACTATCGAAGACCTCATCCATAATGAGGAGATTTGTATTGACTGAGTTCTTGACCCTTGCAATTTCCCTCCAAGTGAATAGTAGTGCTAGGTCAATTCTCATTTTCTCCCCTTCACTAAATGACGGATAAGAAAAGTCTTCGTGAATGGGAGATTCTACAGTTTCGTTGAATTCTTCATCAAGTTTGAAATTGATGTAAAAGTCCATCATCTGTAGATACTTATTAACTTGTTGGTTGATAAGTGGTAGATACTTTTTGATGATCTTTGCTTTTACACCACCGTCTTTGAGCAGACTATAGATGAAATCGTGGTAAGAAATATTGTCCTTGTGCTTTACCAGTTCATCATATGTCTTATCAAGACTATCTCGTAAGGTTTCTAACTTCTCATGCTCAGAATTTCGGTTCTCGATCTGACTGGTAACAGTTTGAATTTCTGATTCCAGTCCCCTGATCTGTCGTTGAAAACCAGAGATCTGTACATTGAAAGAAGAAATGTCATTAAGTGTTTCTGAGATTTTAGTGGATACAGTTTTAAAATGTGATTCCCTCAGTTCCTCATCTTTAATCGCCGATTGGAGTTTTTCAAACCCTTCTCTGAGCTCTTCTGCCTTAGATTGGGAATCACTAATTCTATTTACTCTAAACAACTCCTCAATGTCCTGATTGCAGGTAGGACAAACCGTATTCTCAGTAAAAAATTTATGTTCCTTGACAATACTTTGTATACGTTGAGACAGTTTACCTTTGATACTACCAAACTCCCTCAATCTCTCCTGAGCATCATCAACAGTTTTTAACTCCTTTTTGAAGTGTTCCAACAATTCTTCTTGTTCAAAACTCAGTTTAAAACATTTCTCAATTTCTTGATTTAGAGAGTCGATCTTATCTGTCTTTTTCTTGATAGTATCTTTACTCTGACTCTCAATCTTTTCGATAAAATCTTTTTGCATATCGACCTTATCTTTCAAGTTCTCCTTCTTCAGTTCTAGAGTCCTGACCTCATCACGGATACCACGAATCTTACCTTTGATGACATCATTCATCGAAGAGAAGATCTTGATATCCAATAAATCTTCTACCACTTCTCTACGTGCAGAGGTGGGAAGTTGCATGAATGGAACAAAGGTAGAAGAACCCAGGATCACAATCTGTGTGAATGACTTGTAGTTCATCTTCAACACATTCTGTTCCAACCACTTCTGTTGATCTAATGCAGATGCAGATTGATCTAACTCTTCATCATTACGATAGATCTTGAAGATATTTGGTTTGATTCCACGTTGAATCTTCCACTGAACAGAGTTCACATCAAACTCAATCTCTACAAGACAAGCCTTCTCGTTTGTAGAGTTGATCAACGGTGCTTTATTAATCTTACGAAAAGACTTACCATACAGAACAAAAGTCAGTGCATCAAGAATGGTGGACTTACCTGCACCATTTGATCCAATGATCAATGTCGTACTCGTTTCGTTAAGATTGACTTCTGTTGGGTGGTTCCCCGTTGATAAAAAGTTTTGCCACTTAATCTTTTTGAAAACTATCATATTCAGAATCAGGAGGAATCACAATGTCGTCTGAGGTTATTACAGTATATCTGTGATCATGCATCTCACAGGTCTTGATCATTATCTCATCGTCTACTTCTAACACATTCATCTCAGGGTAGTCAAGTTCTTCCAGTTGTATGGCATATCTTTCTGCGTCGTCTTCTTCACAGAAGATATAAAGAACCTGTTCACCCTGTTCATCAACTACAGAGTAGGCACCTTCTTTTTCTTTACCAGCAACTGTAATGATGAACATTATACGACCTCACATGCCTCTTGATATATTTCTTTAATGAGAGACTGAATTACTGTTTTATTTAACTCAGTTTCAGATTCATCAATATACCGACTGAGGATAGACATCGTATCTTCAGACTCTTCTGCTTCAAACTCCTCTGACTCATCGAGTTGGAAGTTCTCTACAATCTTCAGATCAGCAACACCAGAGGTATAGAGTTTGTCGATGAACTTCTCAAACTTCTTAGTGTCTGTCTTCTTTCTTACGATGACCTTGACGATCTTATTCTCATACTCAGAGGTATTAAATGTCTGATGATCAGTGTCTTCGTAGAAGATCTTGTAGAACAGTCTGTGAGGATTGTTTATGGATTGATGTTCCAGGGATTCAGTATCAAAAATAGTGAAGCCTCTGGGACTTTCGACATCATTCCAGAACATTTCATAGGGATTACCAAGATAGTACACGGTCCCATTGTCGGATCGAGAGTGATAATGTCCCGAAAAGACTTTCCTGAACTTATCAAAGGCTCTTGCGTCGTGACCGTGCTCCATGATGTGGCCAGGGGTTGCGACAAACCCGTTAAGTTCGAGGTGTCCCATTGCGACTGGACACTTTGTCTTCTTGATAATGTTGTTGGTTTCTTTTTCGTTTTGTTCGTTGATCCAAGGAAGGAATAGAATGGGTAGATCACCCACAGATACTTCTGTAGGAGAAGAATAAACCTCAACATTATCATATTCTTTCAGGAGAAGATCAACAGCATTGATTTCATTTGTGTTCTTGTAGTATGCATCATGATTACCAACCATCAGATGCATCTTGATACCACGTTCCTTGAGAGGATTGAACACAACTCTCTTTGCCCACTTCAGTGATTTGAATTCAATACCCTTTCGACTATCAAAAGCATCACCCATGTGAATGACAGTATCAATACCTTCTTTGTCTATGGTAGGAAAGAAGACTTCGTTGTAGAACTTTTCAAAGTAATCGTGAAAGAGTTTAGAACCTTTACGAGCACCGTAGTGAGTATCAGTTATTATTGCTACTTTCATGTGGATGTCTAGGGTTAAACTCTTCCATGGGTTGGGATTTAGTCAGATCTCTACGACCTTGGTTCTTGATGACAATGAATGCATCTTTGTTGTACTTACGAGTACCAATAGGTGATTGCCACTTCTTATTGTACTCTTCACCAACATCAATACCAGAGACAGCTGTTCCACCAATCTCTACACTAATCTCGTCAAGTTCATCCCAACCAAGGGTATTGATTGCTTCCAGTATTTGAGCTTTCACTCTCAAAGGGTTGTACATAACGCGTTCTTCTGGATCCAGTTTTCCAATCATGAATTTCTCAATTTTTGATGCACTGCATCTTTAATACTATTATAATCAGAGTAGTTACCACTGTCAAGGTCGTTGGCATCAAAGACTTCATCGAAGTCAGTTCTTTCTAGGATCTTGTTCTTGATCTCTAACTGTTTCTTCTCTTGAGAGATCCTTCTCAGGAATGCATAGTAGATGATCTGAGTAAAGTATGCAAAGGGGTTCTTTGACTTCTCAGGATTAAAGTTATGAATATATCTCACACAGTTCTCAATACCATCACAAATCATGTCATCTTTGAACATGTAGTTGACAAAGTTTGGTTTGTATGACAAGTGATTTGCAATCTTCAGAAAGCACTCACCAATGTAACGAGGAATTTCTGGTTTGGGTTCATCATTGAGTTTTGCTTTCTCCACTCGTGCAAAGTAGTTCTCAAGTGCGTTCAGAAACTCCTTGTTATTTACATAGTGTTCTGCATTTCTGGGTTTAGGCATAATGGTTCTTTTTGTTGTCTTTATTATATCAGAGTTATCAAGTGTTGACAAGGTATCAAAAGCCATATAGACTAGGCTTGTCCAGGATGATAGATAAGTTATAGGTACTACTAAGAGGACTTATAAAGCTTCTCCAAGACTTCCTTCGTATCCCTTACATTCCCTAAGTAACCCATCCTTCTATCTAACTTAGCAAAGTTACCTTGGTTTGCTTTTCTAATGTAGTCTTGATAGTTCATAATCATTTCAATGTTCTCTGATTCAGACATTGTGAGAACATCTTCTAGATTAATTACAAATAGATCTTCATGTGAAGTCTTTAACCATGGTTCAAACTTGTAACCAGTAATTGAACCTCTTGTTTTAATTGGTTGAACACAAATAGGATGAGAGATGAGAAGCATAGTTCTATCATCTTCATCAGATGCTGCTACCTTACAAAAGATTTCATCACCACATTTGAGTTTGATTGTTGCGTAAAAATCATCCTCTATCATACAATCTCCTTTTTCTAGTCTTTTATGTCAATAGTATAAATGTCGTAATTGAACTGTTCTGAAACATAAATCTTCACTCTTTCAATAAAGTGATTCAATGTGTAATTCTTTCTTGATCCAATAGTAAAGTCATCTGCAATATCATAAAGTTTTGCACTAACCTTATCTTTGCCTTTACGTAGGACTCTACCAATACTTTGTAAGTTTCTTACTCTAGATTTTGATGGAGAGGCAAATATTACGTTATGAAGGTTCTTAATATTAATACCAGTACTGAATGTTCCGTAAGATGCGACGATGATAGCGTCTTTTTCTTTTTCAGTAATCTCCCTTACTTGTTCTCTATCCTCGGCATCTACACCACCATGAATAAAAAATACTTTACGGTCTTCACTTACCTTTTTATTTATTAAGTCAAATAAGATGGCACCATGAGCCTCCACTCTGGAATACAACACCAGACTATTACCATCCAAATCTCTGACTAGATTCGTAATAAAGTTATTCCTCTTCTCATGTGATATCAGATACTGAATCTCATCTTCATAAGTATCAAACTTCTTAGGACGATACTTTAGAACAAGACACTGAATATCAAGTGCAGCAAGGTGTCCTTCCTCTTGTAGTTTCTTTGTTTGAGTGACTTTATATGATGGACCAAAGAGTCCCTCTAACACCCATTTATGGGTCTGAGAGCCGTCTAGTGTCCCCGTAAACCCATATCTATACTTAGCATGATGTAACTTGTCCATAATGCCAATAAGAGATTTACTCTTAAAAAGGTGGGCCTCGTCACCAATGACTACATCATACTCCTCAAAGAACTTACGATCCAACTGATAGACAGATTGCCAAGTGGTAATGGTTACCTCATTTGTATTGACTCTCTCACGTCCAGCATAAATTCTGTGACAATGATTCTCTGCATCCCAACCATATTGTTGGAAGTCCTTGAACATCTGTTCTACAAGAGATGTGGTAGGAACAACCAATAGAATCTTATTACCACGTGCAACGTGATATCTCACCACAGAGTAAATCATAAATGACTTACCAGAACCAGTAGGAGAGATGAGTAGTTTTCTGTTATACCTTAATGCTTCGTATACACCTTCTACCTGATAGTCACGGGGACTGATACCAGGTGATATACTTTCCATATAATCTTTAGTACCGCCTTGACTTACAAAGTCATTCACTTCAAATGGTGGACCGTAGAATTTATTATTTAAAAACTTATACGTATATCCTGCACTCTCACAGAATGCAATAATCTTATCAAGAAGACCCACATAGATTCTCTTGGTCTTCATGTTGAATAGATGAACAAATCCATCCCAGTACTTACTCCGATACTGGGGCATGAATTTTTTATTTGGAACCTCAAAGGTGAACCTATCTCTCAGTTCATACTCGATGTGTGGTTCTGTCGTAATCTTTAGGTAAACTTCGTTTACCTTTTCTATAGTCAAATCAGCCATACATGTAGGTTCTCACCTACAAGTATTTATTACATATTTTCAAACTTATATTGTAAAACAATCCGATACAGAAAGTTTTTCATAAAATTTAGTCTTGCTTGTTCATCAGGATGACCACCAGGCCATTTCTCATAATGAAACTTCACAGAGTTGTAGATAAGATAGACATCTTCAATATCTAAATCTAATTCTACATAAGGTCTTTCTTCTTCCATTAACCTAACCCTGAACTAAATCTCATGAACTCAATACTGTTTTTGATTTGATACGTTCGATTAGTAATCTGTTTCAATATCTCTTCTATGTATCGTAGCATTACATCGTAGTATTCAATCTTCAACGAAATTCCTGAGAGTCTCTCATCAGCGTCCAAATATTTTTGCATAGTGTCTTTATCTCGGATCTTTTTGGGAAACGGATCTTTGACATAAACATCAGGGTCTGCTTTACCCGAATAGTATTCATATCTCTCGTGTCTTACATTCTTTTTTTGTTGTTCTGCTTTCTTCCTCAACAACATGAGGTTATTATAAATGTCATAATATTTTGAGTGCAGAACTGGAATGTTCAGAGACTCGGTATGTAAGTTGTCAATGTCAATTTTAGAATCCTTTTCCCACATCTGTTGAAGTGTAGGTAGGTCAATCATTTAGCAACACTCAAATGCTTCTATAGTATAGTTAGAATACTTGAAGGTGACATCAGCTGTCAAGTATTCCACATCAGTCCCTGTTGCGTCAAACTGAATGTCTGACAATGTGGTAGGGAATAAGTCCTTAAACTTGACCGCAAATACTGGTCTATTGATACCGTTCAGGATAGTGAGGGTTCCATCAGAGAACAAGTTAATCTCGCTGTTGGGTGTCTGTTTGACGGGACCAGTCTTTTGGAATGCATAAATCTCATCAAGACTTTCAGGGAAACCAATACCTCTTAACCAGGTTTGCATCTCCATATAGTTCTCAAGACCCGCATCAATCAAGAAACGAATTCTTAAGTCATTGAATTCTAAGATATCACCAGGTCTTGGGATCTGTCTCGTATAACTTGGTTGTACCAAGGTTCCCATGACAAGACCAGGTACATTGATTGCATTACCAAAGAACCCAAGTTTAGGTGCCCTGTTGACAGTGAAACTAAACCCAGTAGCCTGTAGAAAGTTTCTATCAGATATCTGGTTTGTAAGAGGTTGTGCCATGTTATTCGTTTACTACAAGACCTGCATACCTGATATATTCTTCTCTGGCATCAGCTTCAGTGGTGAATTGTTTTCTTTCTGAAAACTTATCAGTCCACTGTTCTCTACCTTTGTAATATACCTCTTTGTCACAGATCACTTTCTTTATAAAAGATGCCATCATCCTATAAGTGGTTTATGAGTATTTATCAGTTACCTTGAAGTTCTGCAACCTGAGCTTCCAGGGTTTCAATTCTAGTCTGTGCTTCTTGAAGGGCCCTGATTGCCATCCACATCATCTGTTGTTCTTTAACACCCATACGGACGATTTCTTCTT